GTCACCTGCGCCGCGGGATCTAGTTTTCCTTTTGCTCGGGCCTCCACTATATCGGTGTAAACCGATCTAGGGAGGACAAAGCGCAAGAAAGCGCTAAACCACGTGGGGCGTACCATGTCTATGATACCTCGACGAGCCTGACGTAGACCGAATTCGATTCTACGCGCAGGTCGTTGCGATGCTAATTCTTCCCGAAGAGATATCGGAGAATAGTTAGCATCCGGTCCCATTATCTGAGAAGCAAAGTCGAAGAACCCCTTCTCCGACTCCAACGACTTAGGTAACGAGATCGGGATACCTAGGGCATGGCACACCTCTAAGTAAGACTCAGAGACTCGGCGGCCTGCGATTACAACATCGTCCCCCAGGACTCTGTACTTCCAAAATGGAAATAGAGAGACCCTGTAAGCGGCGAATTGGACAAGCGAGTGATGCACAAGGGCCATGGAGGCCCAAGAGCTCAGTGCACCCATCGGCTGACCTCTTCGGTACTTAATTGGCCCCTTAGGCTGATCTTGCTTTCGCAGACCCTCCATAGGAGTCAATTGGAACCAACGTGTAACCATCAGATCCATCCAAGAGCGTGCGCTAATCCGCCCCCAAAACTCTGTTAGAACGATTGTGTAAAGAGACTGGCCGATGTTCTCTGTAGCGGCAGTTAAGTCGTACGAGAATATCTCAGTCTCCCCACACTCCTTACCGAAATCCTTAAGAGCACCCTCTTGATCGAAGGTGGCATCTGACGGGAGATAGGCGAGGAGGCCGAATAGCCAATCGTGAACAGGTTTCAGAAGCTGCTGACTCCACCAATCGAAGATTGCAACATTACGAACTTTTCCGGCTGGTTCCCGAAGGAAACAGATCCGAGAAAGACATAAGTTGTTCTCTGCCGAAAGGTCGGTCAGCACATCTGCGGGACGATTCTTGTTGGGTTCCAAGTGGCGCATTAAGCTGTCGGGGATGTCATCTCCTTGGAATGTCCGGAGGAGAGTTTCCTCTCCTTCGGGGCCAACGTAGACGACAGGCCCCTCCAACTTGTGCACGCAATACCCCGACAATCCCAGGGCCTTTTTGAGGTCCTGAACCGAGTGCCGCAACGCCACATGGAGTTTGCTATCACGTATGAAAACAAAATCCTCGAGGAATCTCGTGAGAGGTATCCCTCGACGTGACGTTGTCAGCTCGAGTCCGCTAGTTTGGGAAACTAGGAACTCGAATCGGCAAAGTATATCGCAAAGATATGCTTTGATTGTCGAATTACGGCGCCATTGCAGTCCCCACCCAAAGTGTTGCCCAGCGTAGACCACCCACGCCAAG